ACGCCCCGTTCTAATCGGTACGCAATTTTCCCCTTGACAAACAAGGGGATTTTTGCTATAATGTTTTTTGTTTAATGATAGGAGTGACAATGAGTAAAAATTGGAATCGGTCAAAGTCTGGTGCAATGCGTGAAGCAATTGGTGTACCTTACTTTCGACAGGTACCTACTGAGGCAGTTGCTGCGGGTGCGCTTGCTTTAGAGTATGGTGCGATGAAATACGATAATCGGAATTGGGAAAAAGGACTCCCATACCAACAAATGATTGATAGTCTCAAACGCCACATTGAAGATTTTGAACGTGGTCGAGATTACGATGATGGCGAAGGTGGAAGTGGACTTCCTCACATTGCCTTGATAATGTCTTCTGCAATGATGCTAACTGCATCTGTGATTCGTGGAATCGGAGAAGATGACCGTCTACCAGCAGTAGACGATAAAGCACTGACTGCTAAAGAATGTGCAAAGTGGATTCAAGCACAACTTGAAAATGCCCCTAAAATTATGGAGAAAAAATAATGAAAATTAGTAATGAAACCTTGAGTGTACTTAAAAACTTTTCGACTATCAACCCTGGTGTTGCAGTTGAAGTGGGTTCAAAGATTCGCACTGTGAGTGGACAAAAGAACATTCTTGCGGAAGCAAGTGTCGGTGAAGCATTTTCTGCACCCTTTGCAGTCTATGACTTGAACCAATTCCTAGCAACGGTGTCTCTGTTCGAAGCACCCGATTTTGAATTCGGTGATAAGTCCGTTACCATTTCCAGTGGTAAGAACAAATCCAAATACTTCTACACTGATAAGTCTATGATTATCACACCACCTGATAAAGACTTGTCGCCACTACTTGAAGACTCAGAAATCAAGTTCAATGTGAGTCAAGGTCAAATTGCAGAAGTTCTTCGTGCGGCATCTATCCTTCAAGCACCTGAAGTTGCGGTGATTGGTTCTGTTGGTGCGAACATCACACTGACTGCATTCGACAGTAAGAATTCGACTTCAAACACATTCGATGTTGAGGTGGATACTGCTGCATTTGGAAACTTCAAGATGATTTTCCGTACAGAAAACTTGAAGATGATGAGTGGTGATTATCTAGTAGAAATCACTTCAAAGGGTATCTCACGTTGGACAGGTAAGAAAGCAACATACTACATTACTACTGAACAAGCATCTACTTACTCTGCTTAAACTTTATATTATAGGTGATGAATATGCGTGATGAATTTTTATGGGTAGAGAAGTATCGCCCAAAAACGATTAAGGATACTATTCTTCCAACTGGTTTGAAGAAGACGTTTCAAGAGTTTGTAGATAACGGTGAACTACCTAATCTACTTCTATCAGGTACACAAGGTACGGGTAAGACAACTGTTGCTCGTGCTTTGTGTGAGGAAATCGGTGCAGACTATATCGTTATCAACGGTTCGATGAACGGTGGTATTGATACACTCCGCAACGATATTAAAAACTTTGCGTCTACCGTTTCACTTGGCGGTGGACGTAAGGTTGTCATTCTAGATGAGGCAGACTACCTAAATCCTCAGTCTACTCAACCTGCACTGCGTGGTTTCATTGAAGAATTCAGTAAGAACTGTTCGTTCATTCTTACATGTAACTTCAAGAACCGTATCATTGCACCACTACATTCTCGTTGTTCTGTTATCGACTTCAAGTTGGATAACGGGGAGAAACCAAAACTTGCTGGACAATTCTTCAAGCGAGTATTGACTATCCTAGAGACAGAAGGTGTGACTGCAAATCAGAAAGTAGTTGCAGAAGTAATCAACCGTCACTTCCCAGATAACCGCCGCATTCTAAACGAACTGCAACGGTATGGTGCAAGTGGTACGATTGATGAAGGTATCCTAGCACAATCTAGTGATGCCTCTATGAAAGACTTGATGACTTCTCTTAAAGCAAAAAACTTTAAAGAGATGCGTAAATGGGTTGCGTTGAATATCGACAATGACCCTGTTCAAGTGTTTCGTAGTTTGTACGATAGTGCGACAACTTATGTTGCCCCTCGTTCAATCCCCCAGTTAGTGGTTACAATCGCTGACTATCAGTACAAGAGTGCATTTGTAGCAGACCAAGAAATTAATTTGGTTGCTTGTTTGACTGAATGCATGGTCGAATGTGAATTTATTTAAGGACTAAATAAATGAGTAACCCATTTGATTATGTAAACAGCATCAACGTATCGAAAGAGAACTTGATGCGAGGTACAGAGAATGACGAACTAGCAGAAAAAGGTTTTGACCCTTTTCTAACAAATCGTTCACTCTCTTACTTTGAAGATACCGTAGGTATGGCGAATGAGATGAATCAACGCTCTCAGATAGATAAAATTCTACAATACGAATTTTTACTAAATACTATTAGAAAGCGTAAACGCTTCGCCAAATGGATAAAACCAGAAAAAGATGATACTATCAAGGTTATCCAAGAGTTCTATGGTTACAGTCGAAAAAAAGCAGAAGTTGCTGCATCTATGTTAACTGATGGACAGATTATTGAACTAAAAGCAAAACTAGAAAAAGGTGGATTGAAATGAACATAACTGTTGATGACTTGGTTGAAGTCACACTCGCAAAGGAAGACGATTTCCTAAAGGTGCGTGAAACCCTAACTCGTATTGGAGTTGCATCACGCAAAGACAAGAAACTATATCAGTCTTGTCATATTCTTCACAAGAAGGGCAAGTATTACATTGTACACTTCAAAGAGTTGTTTGGACTAGATGGTAAACCAAGTAACTTTGCAGAAGGCGATATTGCAAGACGTAATACGATTGTCAACTTGCTTGTGGAATGGAATCTCATTAAAGTTATCAACGGGTCAAAAATTGAAGACCCAGTTGCTCCGCTATCGCAAATTAAAATTCTCCCACACAAAGACCGTGGTGATTGGGAACTTGTAGCAAAATATAATATTGGGAAGAAGAAAGTTTAATATGCAAATGACAATTGAACGCCCGCTAGGGTACTATAAAATGGCAGAAGATGTAAAAGACCCAGTAGTTGCAACAGAGCATTCTGCGTGTTTCGATTTACATGCTTATATCCCACATGGTTCTGAATATACCATGTACTCAAAACATAATATTAAAGGAACTGGAACCTCGATTAATGTCGATGGTGGTATGATTCGTGTATCGCCAGGTGACAGAGTTCTAGTACCAACAGGTTTGATATTCGACATTCCTACTGGATGTAGTGTTCGTCTACATGCTCGTAGTGGTCTCTCGTTGAAGCAAGGACTTGTTCTTGCGAATGCGGAAGGCGTAATTGATTCTGATTACGTTGACCCTACGTTTGTGATGATTACCAACATCTCTAGTGAGATGGTCGATATCAAAAATGGCGATAGGATTGCACAAGCAGAATTGGTGTATCAACCAAACTTTGCAATCATGCCTATCGCAAATGCGCCACAACAAAAAACATCTCGTGAAGGTGGATTTGGTTCTACTGGCGTATAAATAGGACGGTGATGGATACGCTCTATGAGGTATCCTACTTCGTAATGTGAATTAACAAATCTTGCTTTTTTATAAAGGAGAAACAAAATGACAAGAACTTTTGACCCATTCACGGTCGGTTTTGACCGTATCTTTGACGAATTCGAGAACATTGCATCTCGTAAACATACCGTCAAATATCCCCCATACAATATCCGCAGAGCAGGCAATCAGTACATGATTGACATGGCAGTTGCAGGGTTCAAGAAATCGGATATTGATATTGAATTTAAGAAGGATACTCTCACGGTTATTGGTCGTGCAAGTAACCCTCTAGAAGAGGAAACGGATTCCGAAATGAAATGGATTTACCGTGGACTCGCAAATCGGGACTTCACTCACAACTTTAAAGTTGCATCCAACGTAGAGGTAAAGCAAGCATCCATGGAAGATGGTATGCTTCATATCTTGCTAGAAGAGTTTGTTCCAGAAGAGGACAAACCTCTTAAAATTGAGTTGAAGTAACTAAATAAGATGGGGCGAGGAAACTCGCCCTATCTCTATGTACATAAAATGAAGGAACCTATACATGTCTTTTCCCCTTACCAAAGAAACCTTTGCTAAACTATTTCCTCGTTGCTCTGACCCCGAAGGTTGGGTTGATGCAATGGCAGAGGTACTACCCAAATACGAAATCGACACCCCAAAACGCATTGCATCATTCATTGCTCAGTGTGGTCACGAAAGTGGCGGTTGGCGTGTCTTCTCAGAAAACCTAAACTATTCTGCAAAAGCATTGGATGCCGTTTTCGGTAAATACTTTGTTCGTGCAGGTCGAGATGCGAATGAATATGCAAGACAACCTGAAAAGATTGCGAATGTGGTTTACGCTAATCGTATGGACAATGGCGATACTGATAGCGGTGATGGTTGGCGATATCGTGGTCGTGGTCCCATCCAATTGACAGGTAAAGCAAACTATGCTGCATTCTCTGCTGACATGGACGTAGATGCAGTAGACAATCCAGATAAAGTTTCAGACGATAAAGAGATGGCATTGATGAGTGCAGTCTGGTTCTGGAACAAGAACGGTTTGAACAAGTACGCTGACTCAGACGATATCAAGACAATGACCAAACGTATCAACGGTGGTTACATTGGACTTGAAGACCGTATTCACCATTGGAAAGAAGCACTTCATGCAATGGATGAGCATGGCGAATGCGACTCACATGTTGAAGACGATGACCATGTTGATTCAAGCGACTTCGGTATCCTACGCAAAGGTATGCGTGGCGATGGCGTTAAGGCAATGCAAGAAGCATTGGGCATTGGCGCAGATGGTATTTTCGGTGGCGGTACAGAACGTGCATTGAAAGATTGGCCGAGTGCAAATGGACTCGTTGCCGATGGTGTTGCAGGTCCTGCGACATTTGACAAATTATTTGATTGAGGTTAAAACATGAATGATATCGTTTTGCTTCGCCTAACAACAGGTGAAGAATTGGTGTGTACTGAAACTAATGGAAGATATGCAAAGGTAGCAATCCTACTCCCTAACGGACAAGGTGGAATTGCAATCATGCCATGGATGCCATATGTGGAAGGTACACAATGTGATAAAGGTGTTGAGATTAGTGACTCTTCGATTGTATTCAAAGGAGTCCCTGTTAGCGACTTGATGGATGAATACAAACGTAACTTCGGAAGCGGTATCATTACACCACCAAAAAAAGAACTAATTATCTAAATTGAAAATTAAATTCTATAGTATACAGAACGAAAAGCGAATAGAGCATGAGGCAGAAGTAGGTACGAACCTCATGCTTGCGCTTGGAGTTATGGGTGATTGTGGTGGTCAATGTATATGTGCAAGTTGTCATGTACACATTGACCCCCCACTCTTAGGCATGGCAGAAGACGAAAAATTAACCCTTGACATTGAGCAAGATGTGAGGTATAATAGTCGTCTAAGTTGTCAGATATTAGTTAATGAAAGTCTATCCAACAAGACTGTGAAGGTGGTAAATAATGCGATTCTATACTAACGTACAACAAGCAGGCAACAATCTACTTGTTCGTGAATATGATAAGGGTACACGAAAACAGTACAAACTACCTTATCGCCCCACACTATTTGTTCCTACGAACAAACCCTCCAAATTCAAAACACTAGATGGTAAGACTGTCGGTGCGGTTCAACCTGGTGGTATCAGAGAAACCAAAGAGTGGGTTGAACAATACAAAGATGTGAACGGTTTCGAAATCTACGGATATCAGAACTACACATACTGCTATATTTCAGACGAATATCCAGGTGTCATTGAGTACGCCAAGAATCGTCTTGTCATTGCTAACCTTGATATTGAGGTTGGTTCAGAAAACGGATTCCCTGACCCAGACAAAGCAGATGAAGAACTCACTGCTATCACCTTCAAAGCAAAGGGTAAATACTTTGTGTTGGGTTGTGGCGAATTCGATGCGTCTAACATGTCCCAAAACATTGAGTACGTTCATTGCAAGGATGAGTACGAAATGTGTCGTTTGTTCCTAGACTTGTGGGATGGCGTTGCGCCTGATATTCTCACTGGTTGGAACATTCAATTCTTCGATATTCCATACCTATACAATCGTATCACCAAAATCATGGGCGAGAAAGAAGCAAAGCGACTTTCACCATGGCGCATTGTTGGACAACGTAAAGTCAACATGATGGGACGTACTCTCATTACATATGACTTACCAGGTATCTCTGTTCTAGACTATATCGAACTATACAAGAAATTCACATACACCAACCAAGAATCGTATCGACTTGACTATATCTGTCACGTTGAACTTGGTGAGCGTAAACTTGACTATTCAGAAGTTGAATCGTTGCATCAACTCTACAAGACTGACTATCAGAAGTATATCGAATACAACATTCGTGACGTTGAACTGGTGGACAAACTAGAAGAGAAGATGAAACTGATTGAGATGGTTATTGGTCTTGCGTATGACGCAAAGGTTAATATCAATGACGTATTCTCTCAAGTGCGTATGTGGGATACTCTAATCTTCAACTACTTGCGTACAAAACACATTGTGCTTCCAGGTAAGAAGGACGTTGTTAAAAACGACAAGTATGAAGGTGCGTATGTAAAAGACCCTCATGTCGGACAACACAAGTGGGTTATGTCTTTCGACTTGAACTCTCTATATCCTCACTTGATTATGCAGTACAACTTGTCACCAGAAACGTTGATTCCAGATGAACGGATGAACGTCAACGTTGACATGTTGCTCAATCAAGAGGTTGACCTATCTGATTTGGAAGGCAAGACTGTCTGCCCGAATGGTTCGATGTATCGTACAGATATTCGTGGGTTCTTACCTGAGATGATGGATAACTTGTACCAAGACCGTAAGCGATACAAAAAGTTGATGCTTGAAGCACAGTCTCAGTTGCAAGGTGAGAAAGACCCCAACAAACGTACTGAATTAGAGTACAAGGTGTCTACATATAACAACACTCAGATGGCAAAGAAGATTCAGTTGAACTCTGCTTATGGTGCTATCGGTAACCAATATTTCCGTCACTACGATTTGCGTATTGCGGAAGGAATTACAACTGCTGGTCAGTTGTCTATTCGTTGGATTGAGAAGTATGTTAACCAATACATGAACAAATTGTTAAAGACAGAGGACGAAGATTATGTCGTGGCGATTGATACAGATTCGGTATACATCCGCTTTGATAGACTTGTGTCGCAAATCTATCCAGAGGGAGCAGAGACTAGCAACATTGTCACCTTCTTGGACAAGGTTGCAAGTCAGAAGTTGGAACCATTTATTGACAAAAGTTACGAAACGCTTGCTAGATATGTAAACGCATTCGAACAGAAGATGTTTATGAAGCGTGAGACTATTGCAGACAAAGCAATTTGGACTGCAAAGAAACGCTACATTATGAATGCATGGGATGTTGAGGGTGTTCGTTACTCAGAACCAAAACTCAAAATCATGGGCATTGAAGCAGTCAAGTCTTCGACTCCATCCGTGTGTCGTGACAAGATTAAAGAGGCGTTGAAAATCATCATGTCTGGTACAGAACGTGATGTGCAAGACTTTATCAGCAACTTCAAAGAAGAGTTTTTCAAATTGCCCCCAGAGGATGTTTCATTTCCTCGTGGTGTCAATGGGTTGACTAAATACAAGAGTAGTGTAAGTATCTTTATCAAAGGTACCCCAATTCATGTGAGGGGTTCACTAACGTATAATGATATGATTAACAAAAACAAGTTGGGTAAACGCTATCCACTCGTACAAGAAGGCGAAAAGATTAAGTTCTGTTATCTCAAAGAACCTAATCCTGCGATGCAAAACGTAATTAGTTTTCCATCTAGTCTTCCAAAAGAGTTGAAGTTGCATGATTACATTGATTACGAAACTCAGTTTAGTAAAGCATATGTAGAACCACTTCAAGTCATTCTAAGTGCGATTGATTGGAATGCGGAACGCCCAGGTGTATCATTGGAGGATTTCTGGTAATGGCAGGCATACCACAAGAATATTTAGACTTGGCAGAAGATTTTGGATTCACAGCAGTTGATGAA